CCCGTAGCGAGTCACTTGCCGGCCACTCCGGCACACATCTTCTTCCTCTGTCAATGAAGGTCTGACTGGGCATAACGCGCCTTTCGTACGCGCCCCCCAGCCACATTTAAGGCGACCGGCCGAGACAAACGGAACTGGTAAACGGGACCGCTGACACCCCCCCCCTTCACAGCAATAGAACAGAGCGAGTCATGTTCTAAGGCTGCTTCACGAAGAGGAAGGATCGCTAAACCGCGTCCGGCGTCCTACGGCGTTAGGCCGACCAGGAAGGAAGAAGTTTACAGTGTGCGAAGTGCGACACACCGCGCAAACACGCACATACTACTCTGGAATTGGGCAACCAGAGCTAGTAAGGATGCGGAGGTTCGCAAACGAGAAAAAGATCTCCATCTTTTATCTCAAACCTCGGCCCCCCTTCAGCAGGAAGGGCAGACTCCGAAAGAACGACCTCGCCACGGAGACGAGGGACAGAAGAAGGCTGACGGACTCCGAAACTAATTTCGGTACCGCGCCAGCCCCGGCGGCGTGCCTCGTGAAAGGCAGCCGAAGGTTTCTTGAGGGTGCCTCTAAAGGCATCCCAAGTAACAGGCTTCTGTTCGGTCTGGAAAGACCGACCGTTCAACCAAAGGTCAAATTTAACCTCAGCCCTCTCGACGGGAGTGGTATCATGCCGAAGCACGTACCTACCGTCATCAAGCCCAGAACCGGACTGCAAAACAGCCCAGGAACGTCTCTTCAGACGACGTTCGTACTTGAAGGACTCAAGTACTCTGAGATTGAAACCGAGAGAGCTGGGTAAAATGACCCAGCGGGATCTACTCTTCGCGAGGACGAAAGCAGACTCCCATTTATCGCCAGCTGCGTGACAAACCGCAGCTTGGTGCACATGACCAGAGAGGTCAGCGGTGCCTCCACCCCTTCTAAGGTGGACAACCTCCTTCCACTTCCCATCCGCTTCTCGCAAGAAGCAAGTGGAATTGATCTCAGCGACAGACCTGAAGCGGCCAGTCTTCTGCTCATTAATGATAGCCCATTCAGGGTAATCACTATTGAGAACAGGGGACGGACTGCTAATGAGACAGTCGTCCCCGTTGATCAATATCAAAGCATCACGGCCACGAGTCGCCCACCTGGCAGCGACATAGGACTGAATGCAAAGAAGAGGGAAAGAGAGGTAGGTGCCCATCATCTGACCATGCGTGACATCACCGCTGAGGGACGGTGAGGACGCGTGGGGACGAAGGGAATCGTGAGCCCCGACCCGAATGGGGCCGGGCACATTTCTGCAACGCGCGAGAAGCGTGCCAAGGATGGTATCTGCTACGTCTAACCGGAGGTTATCCGAAGCGCCCACCAAATCGATGGAAGTCTGCCAGTCAAACTGACAGATTCTCGAAATGGTAGAGGCGGTTGGGGGACCAACCAGAATCCAATCCTTGCGACCTAGCCACGAGTAGATGCACTCGTGCAAGGGCCCAAGAGTATCCCAACGATAAGTCGGGACGCCCATGGGCCTCAACTTCCCAGCAGAAGGGACCTCCGAGAAACGGAGATCCCAACCGCCAACCCAAGAAGGGACAGGACCACCCGCCTGAACTATGCCCTGAAACTCCTTGTAAGAAGAGTTTGCAGACCATTTTTCAGACGCGAACCCACGATCGTTGCGAGACGACCGTTTGGGGAAATAATTCTCGCAGAAGCGAGAATAATCCCGGTCCCACCCAAGAGGGAAGGCATCTTCGACAACCTTGCGAGCGAACGCAAGGTAATCGAGGGAAGAAGAGGGAGCAGAAAGTGAGCAAGCCTTAGCGAACCAGGGCTCACGAGAAGAAGGGGGGCGATGAAGGGAGCAAGAGGTGGAAGGAAGACCCTTCTTTATGGAACTGACGCTGTGCGCCAGCTCCCACCTTTGCTTCCGCCCAAGGCGGGAAAAGAGAGGAAGTCCGTCGGGACCCCAACCGCGCTGGACGCGAGGAAAGGGGACAGGAACCCGAGAGGGACCAGGAGGAGAGAGAAGAAAGAGGAGATACTTGCC